GGGTATGGGCCTAATGCTAATGCTTTCGTGGGAGCAATAGCAAAGCTAATCGGACGGCTCGTTATAAACTTGTTTGCACCAAAGTCATATATCAAACGCCAATCTTCATAAGAGATATTGCCCATTTCAATCTCAGACAATGCCCCTACTGTCGTCACGTTATTCCGCAATGACATTAAATCCCAAGTTTCGTGGTCTGTAATGCCGCATTGCGCAGGCGTGTATTCTGCTTGCCCTGCAACTGTTGGGAATGAAAATGATTGATACATCCATCCCCATTCAGGGCGTGCAATTTCAATATCATTTAGCGCATCGTTAATCCAGTTAGCCATGCGTGAATACATACCAACTTGACCGAGGACGGTATCTGGCCCTACGCCGCTAATAGAACATTCGCGGGATGCGCGTTGCGCTAATTGCAAATAGTTCATTGCAATTAAGCACGGGCAAACATAACGGCTTCACACCAATCTGCACCAGCAGGGCTTTCATCTTTAATAACGGAAATCGAATATTCGGCGGCACGCTCGTAAACAATAGATTGATCTGGCTGGTCTTTGTCTGCTCTGCCGACTACTGTATTCACAGTGACGGGCGTTGAAGTCATCAGGTTTTCTACATACTTGCGCTTGGTAGTAACGTTGACACCAATCGGCACATAGCCCAATGCCACAAACTTGCCATTAACCAATAGCTCAATACCTTTGCCGTTTACCCAGCAAGCGATGTTTTTTGGAGCTTCTTTGTCCCGTGAATGACCGTTGATGCGAATAGTCACTGGATCTTCATTAAACTGTAAATCAGCCATGTAACGATTTTTCAGCGCAGGGATATTATCTTCTGCAATAACAATATCTTCACGATTAAATTCAGCCGAACTCATATCGGTAGGCGGGCGGGTTTGAGTTGCCATATCTGCCGTATGCGTTTCGCTGCGACGTGATACGCGATTGCCGTTTGCTGTCGTCATGGTTAATCCTTAAAAGTGAATAAAATGCCGCGTAGCTTTTAATACTACGCGGCGATGATGCTGTTACTTAAGCAAGGCGACGATCAAGCGGGCCAGCTACGTCAATAAACGTATATGTCACGCCTGTTGCGCCTGCGAAGTTTGAAGTGCCAAACGTCCAAGTCGCACCCGTTGCGCCAACTTTAACAACAAGCAATGCGAACATCGCAATGGTGTCTGGAGTCGTCGGGCCATCTGGTTGCACAAAGAAGTTACCTGTTACATCCAAGCCAAGCGTTTGACCTTGAACAACACGCAAGTTACCTGCCGCGTCATAACCCAAGCCAAATACCGAACCCTGATTCGGCAAGATGTTTACAAATGCCACGCCACTGTTAAAATCAACAAGCGGTACAACACCGTTAGTAACCGTGGCTTTTTCATAATGGCGACCACGGATCAGATACGGCAATGGGGTAGCAGTAAAGCTAAGTGTGTTAGTTGTCCCCGCTACCGTTCCCGCTTTACGCAAGGTCAGGGTTTGGGGGTTGATGGTATAGTTATCCATGATATTTTCCTTAAGCGTAGTTAATTGAGGGATCAAACGCACCGACAGGGCTGATATAAACCACGTTGGTACTTACTGCATCTAATGCGGTTGTTCCACCAACAAATGAAGCCGCCGTAGGATTGACCGTAAGCGCGCCGACAATCACACTGCCGACAGGCGTTTGAGGCCAAATAACACCGCCTAATGTCGTCGCGGCTATGCCCATGTTGCTAGTAATAACACTAGCGTTATTGATATAGAACACGTAAATATTAAAAGCATTAATGAGGGTCGTGCCTGTTAAAGCAGGCAATACCGTACCAGCAGGGATTGAAATCAGCCGTCCGTTTACTGTGGCATTGACTGCCACCGCGCCCGTTTTAGCCGTAACCGCTGCTGCGGCTGAAATAACCAGACCGGCACTTCCTAACATTTGCCCAGAGATGACATTAGCCATCGCTGTAAAAATGCGTCGTAGCGTCCGTTTTGTAAAATCATCGTTTGAGGCGCTGATTTGGGTAGCAATAGTTCCAAACATAATCGTTTCCTTTAGGTTAAACTTGCGCCCCGAAGGGCGCTAAGTTATTGATTAGTTGATAACTTTTGTACCAACAAACGCGACAGCCATCCAGCCGGGGTTTTCAACTGTAGCCGCTTTGCGCCATGTAGTACCTACATATCCGCGCACGCCGGTAGGATCAGACTTATCCATTTTGCCGGGCGGTAGGAATGTAGGACGCAATGCAGTCAAGCCGCGAACAGCAAGCTGGCTCCACGCATCTTTTGCACAGACGATAACGGGATACACGTCGATGTTTACGCCAGACGTTGAGTTCAAACCTGTTGCGCCAATTGCCGCGCCTGCATCTTGGAACGATGGCAAGTCAGGATGACCAATGAAGCGGAAACGTTCCGTTGCGCCGATTTCGGTTGGCAATGGGCTACCCGTCGCATACTTCTCGATTGGGATAAAGTTTTCCAAGTCACGAATGTCCGGCTCAAGATCGGTATGCACATACACAAAATAGCCGCGTGAAATTGGGCTGGTATTGTATTTGGCAGACGCATCAAGAATTTCATTGACCATCATCGCGTGATTGCCTTGCAAGTTCTTTACGATCTTGCGAACCAAACCAAGCGTCAATGGGCCAGCTACCGTTGCGCGGCTAGTACCGCCACCGCCAAAGTATTGATTTGTACAAGCCTTGAGCGCGTTATAAATAATCAACTCGCTCACGAACGTTACGCGCTCGCCAACTTGACGGATCATTTCTTTAGGAATGTCATCCTCATACAAGTCATAGACTTTGTTTGAGAAGCCATACAGACACGAGTATTCTTGAATCACGGTCGTTACGTTCACCGCCGTAATGCTATCTGGCAATGGCGTAATGCCCTCAGACGTTAAATGCGCTTGAGTAATACTTGTTCCGCGATCACCCGGCGCGTTCTGAAAGAACGTGTTTTGTGTGGTTGAGTTAGTTGCTGTCGCGCCATACGGCAGGATGCGACGAACGATGTAGGTGTCACTTGAGTTCTGTGGAATTTGAACTTGGCGACCTAAAGGGGCCATGATTTCCATAGGAATCGCGTGCTTGATAATTTCGCCCTTAAACTTCGCAATCCGTGCGGGCAGTAGATCGAGGGTTTGAATAGACATGATGTTTCCTTATATGGTTAGCTTTGTCAGCGGCCCTTAAAGCCTTCGTCAAAAGCATCGTCAAGACTCTGTTCAGACTTGCCTTTCATAGCAGGGCCAGAGCCTTTCGGGTTTACCGCAGCGGCAAGCGCCTCGGAGCGTGCGTTCTTTTGTGGGGCTGGTTTAACTTTCGATGCCTTGTAGTTAGTTACCGTTTCAATAATGATTCGTGGTTTCCAAGTATCAGCAACATCTTTTGGAAGCTTGGCAAGATACGCTTGAAAATCCTCTGTCTGTCGCACAGCATCAAAGTCGGGGTGAACATCAAGTACTTGTTCGCGCTGCATATCCTGTTTGATCTTTGTGCGCTCTTGAACTAAAGCAAATTGATTGTTAGCTCGCTCTTGGTCAAGAATCGGTTTCAATATCTCGTTGATCTTGTTATCGTCTAAAGCCGAACTACCTGTACCTTTTGAACGACTTAACACTTTGTTAAGCGCTGTTTTCATTCCCGTTGCAATGCTTGGGAACTCCTCAGACAACTCTGCCATATCCTCATCGGTTAGGGAGAGCGCTTCGCCGGTAGGCGTATCCTTCTGTAGCCGTTTAACAAAATCTTCCATGCCACCGATTTTTCCGAAGGCTTGGTCAAACTTTTTACCATGCTCACCATATAAATCGTTTAGCCTTACGACAGTTGTTACAAGCTGGTTATATTCCTCTGCGGGAACCGATAGCATTTGTGGGACAGCCTTTACTTCGGGCTTTTCCACTTCTAAGTTCGGCGCGGGTGCGTCATCCTTAGTTGCTTCGACTTCTACAGGCTTTTCAACCTCAACGATTTTTTTAGAATCATCAGGCTCATCAGCAGAATTAAACGCATCTTCTAACTCTTGCTCACTCGGCTCTACAACTTCTGGCTCGCTCATCGTTGAATCCTCACTTATTACAAACACAACCGGCGTTGTCGTCGGCTGCTACGGCTTGCCGTCCAATGAAGGGCGACGTGTTACAAATTTGTTGATTCAATCATTACTGCGTCTTTATCCAGATCAATCAATTCTTTCCATACGGCAATTTGACCTCGCAAATTACTCGTAACTTCTGCGCTATGCCCGCCATCGTTCTGCTCTCTAACGGCTTGCAAGCGTGATTCAAAATAAGGCAACAGCAAACACCATGTATCTGACTGCTTATCTCTCTGTGACAATTGTAACTTGTCTGGCAAATTGGAAGGCATAGTGTGTGCTTAATGTTATGGTGTGATGTTAGTGCTTACTTCATCACGAGTCAAGCTCTTTGGTTGAACTGAATTGACTCTTAATCCAGCTTCGTGTTTTAGCTTGTCGTGCGTGCGGTCATACATAGTGGTTTGTACGGCTAATTGAATCTCAGCCGCAGCCAATTCGCGTTTAGTCTGGTCATTGCGAGTTGAATTAGCTAAGTCAACCTTGAGCGTATTAAGCGTGATTTTTTCACGGTTAGCATACTCAAGCATGGCAAGGCGCTCTTTAACTTGAAGCTCTTGCATACGCACGTCATGTTCTGCTTGTGTACGCGCTATTTCAGCATTAACGAAAACGGTATCTCTGTCGGTATCGCGTTTAATCATTGCCTCTTTAACTTGGTCATGGCCCTGTGCGATTGCCGTCATTGATTGAGCGCGAATCTGTGCAACTTGTACAGATGGGGCTGGCGGCGGTGCTTGTTGGACTTTCGCTTTGTCGTATTCTTCACGCGAGATTTGGAAATTCACAGGGTCTAGGCGTTGCGAACGTAGATACTCTGCGTATGTGTCATACGGGTCAGCGCCAAATGCAGGGTTGAGCGATGATTGCAGGATATTGTTGATAGTGGTGTTTTGGATAAACCGCTCAATTAGCGCTGCGCTACCTTGTGCGTTGATGCTCCAATCACCTTTTTCATCATTAGGTACTTTAGGGTCAAGCAATAGCCATTCGTAATACATGCTTATAAGATTCTTAGTCATGTAATCATCTTGGTTATAGCCTACGCTACGCAACAATTGGTTAGCGTTGTTATCTTGCAACACTTGCCCGCCGTAGGTGTCCGGGGTTGTCTTGCCTGATTGCCCTTGACTGATAAGGGGAATAGAGCATGAATCTTCTGCCAGCTTCGCGCCGTACTCAATAATCCCCATCATTTCTTTTTGAACGTTGGGGAACTGGAACACGTTAAACGCTTTGTTTACATCGTCATTAGTAGCCGATTGCGTCTTGAACCATAACTTGTCAGGAGTCAATGTCCATGAGCCGTCAGCGGGTTCTATACATGACTTATCCACAACGATTTGTGCGCCTGCGGATTTGGCGGCATTAACTAGCAAAGCGCGGACAGCGGCATTGGTCATGCGTTGCGGCATACGGATTTGTTCGGCTACGCCTACGCCCGCCCAGCTATTGATGCGGCGAACCCACGGTGCGGCATGGTAGGGGAACCGTCCAGAGTCCAGCAGGTTGATTGTTGCGCGTACCACTCTGTTGTTTATGATGGTGACAATCGCATACACATCGTCGGTCTTGTCGTCTTTTTTGGCATCCTTCATGCCTTTGCCTTTGGCGGCGATCATTTCATCGCGGGAAATCATGCCGTAGTAATACCAGACTTCATAGCGCGAATCTTTAATTTTCCGCTTTTCAAGATTCTGTTCTTTCTCGTTTAGATCATTGATGCGCTGTGGCCCTTCGTCTAGCACCTTGTCAATTTGATCGGCAAGGTACACTTTGTTTTTCTTTAGCTCTTTAACGCGACGGGGCGAAAGCATATCTTTCTCAAAGATAAACTCGCCGTCATGGATATTTTCGCCGCATGAATCATCGGGGTAGAAATTCCACGGGTCTACCCATTTTACGCTAGGGTTGATCTCTATATTCATGTGATAAGTGGAATTGCCCTGCTCATCCTTAGTTGTAGCGTGCTTCTTTATTTCGTCGGGGAACGGGCCTTTGATAATACCTACGCCTAGTCGGGCGCGGTCATGGATAGCCTTGCGGGTTTCAGCAGAATAATTTGATTCAACCATCCAATCATAAATTCTGTTCTCAGCAGCTTTGGCTTTTTTGGTTGCAACTGCCATTGCTTCTTGCGCTAGATCGGCATGAGTCAGCGGTACAGGGGCAGGCGGGGCAGGCGGCGAACCATCAGGGTTAGGCTGTGCGGGCGGGGCTTCTTGCGGGGTAGGGTCGCGCATGGCGGGCTTGCCATTGACCATAACCTGCCCAGAATCGCTTTGCATTGCGACCATTTCAGGCACAGGCGATGCGCTAAAGCTAAACGCTTTCCCGTCTATCGGCAATAGAATCTCACCCACCTTTGCCGCGCCTGCATCAACGTAACGCGATGTGATCTTAACAAAAGCGGTAGACTTAACGCCATTGGATGAGTTAGCGCGGGTGATTGGCCCTTGTGGGCTATTAGCCTTTTGCCATGTGGAACCTTGATACTCATGGCGGTTTTCGTCGTCAATGCCCAGATAGGCTTCTTCGGCCTCTAGCCATACCTGTTCAATGCCGGACTCTGCACGATAGCGCACCGCCTCATCGCGTAGCTCGCATATCTTTGTGGCTAATAGCGATAGCTTTGTATCGTCATCTGTCGGGGCATCTGTTTCCGACATAGCGAGTTTTACTTCATCAGGCAATTCAAGGTTAATCATTTAACGTCTCGATTCACGGAAATAACGCCTGTGATAATTTATGTTGCCGTTGTTTGGGGCAGTGCCAATTTGCGCCGTACCATTAACCGCCGAACCTAATCCCACTAGTGCGCCTGTTGCTAAGTGAGTCTTAACTAACAATGCGCTTCCCGCGATTGTACTACCTAAACCAATCAAAAGTCCAACTGCATTGTGAGAAATAAAGCGATTGCTTACTCCCGCTATGGTTGAGCCTTGTCCTACCAGTGCGCCCGCTGATGTATGTAATACAGAATGTAACGCTACACCATTAACCGTTGCGCCTTGTCCTATCAATACGCCCGTAGACGTAAAGACTCTGAATCGTTGCGCTGTACCCGATGCTGTTCCTTGCCCAATCAAAGTCCCCGTGGCGGCAAATGTTCGGAACCTAGTTGATGCGCCCACTATTGTAGAGCCTTGACTAACAAGCGTTCCTGTTGATAGGTGTATGGCTATCCGTGCTGCGCTGCCTGCTACGGTTCCACCTTGACCAACCAGTACGCCTGTTGACGTAAATATATGTAACCGGCTTGCCGTACCTGCAACGGATGCGCCTTGCCCAATCAAGTTACCAGTGGATAGGAACTGTCTAAAGCGCGTTGATGCGCCCGCTATTGATGCGCCTTGCCCAGTTAGCAAGCCTGTTGAGGCGTGAGATATTATGTCAGCAGGAATACCGCCGCTTTGAATCAGAGGCCATACATCCCTAGCGTCATCGTCGTATTCCCAATCAATATCCTGTTGCTGAATAATATCGGGGACTAGATCATCCGGTATCCCACCACTCTGCGACAAAGGCCAAATGTCGCGGGCATCGTCGTCATATTCCCAATCAACCTCTTGATTAAAAATCGCATCTGCTATTAAATCGTCAGGGATGCCTGAACTTTGAATGAGGGGCCAGATATCTCTAGCGTCGTCCTCATACTCCCAGTCGATATCCTGCTGTTGGGGTTGGTCTAGTATTAAGTCATCTGGTACGCCTGAACTTTGAGAGAGAGGCCACACGTCTCTAGCATCGTCGTCATATTCCCAGTCTATGTCCTGCTGCTGGATAATGTCTGGGATTACGTCATCGGGTATCCCACCGCCTTGAACCAAAGGCCAGATATCCCTCGCATCATCGTCATATTCCCAATCAAATTCTTGACCGGGGATTGGGTCAATAACATCATCGGGGATACCGGAACTTTGAATGAGGGGCCACACATCCCGCGCATCATCGTCGTATTCCCAGTCAAGGTCTTGTTGCTGGATTATGTCCGGGATTACATCTGCGGGTATGCCTGCGCTTTGAGTGATAGGCCAAACGTCGCGTGCGTCATCGTCATATTCCCAATCAATATCCTGCTGCTGGATGATATCGAATACATCAGCCGGTGTTATTGACCCCTGTAATGCTGACCACTCATCTTCTTCTAGCTCGTCATCTGTCCACAACTGAGCAGGAATAATATCTGTTGATACATCGTCAAACGTGTAGGTGTACTGATACGGGGCGAGATCGTCATCAGGCTCGTTATCATCTAGCCAATCAGGGTTAGTGATTAAGTCGGCATTGGGGCCAATGATGGCGACATCAAAGAAACTAGGTTCTTCCGGTTCCTCGTCGTCATAAAGCCAATCGGCTAATGGTGTGGCATCCGTTGCGAATACATCGGCTTGCGTGATGCTAACTTGTAATGTTGCCCATTCCTCATCTTCAGATTCGTCAAAGTCCCATAGCGGTACGGGAATAATGTCAGGCTGGATTACGTCGGCGGGCGTTGGGTTTAATTGTGCCGCTGCCCACTCATCTTCTTCAAATTCATCATCTACCCAAAACGGAGCTGGAATAATGTCAGGCTGAATAACATCAACGCGATTTGCCGCAGTAAAGTCATCATGTGCAGAATACTCGCCGCTATCTGCGTCGTCATCAAATTCCCATGTTTGCACAACGGGTTGATCTGCAACTGCAGATGCCACGCCTTTTATAGCAAGTACAATCATCGCCGCTGTGTTACCCGCAGATGCGGGGGCGGTCATTATCGGGTTATAAGTTCCTGCCGGGGTAACGGCTTGCCGCATTGCAGAATCGGCATCTTGCGATACGAACGTTACAATTAAAGTGCCGCTACCGCCAGCCGCCCACACTTGGTTGGTCTGGTCAATGACGCCTGTGAGCAATAGCGCATTGGCTGCGGTGGTGACTACGTTGCCGCTGGTGAATGTCACGGCGGCGCTGGTGGCGCCCAGTAGCGTCGTGACTACTGAACCATCAATAAAGGGTGTTTGCTGATTCGATACTTCTACGGCAACCAGCGCCATTGACGCGGTTGCACTGTCGATTAGCTTTGAAGTTGTGCTTACAACCGGGGCAGTCCATACACCAACGTGATTACCGCTGGCATCAACCGCATCAGTTCCCTGTTGCGTAAATGTGTTGCCCGCATTTGTCGGGGATGCAGTTGCGGAAAACGCATAAACAAAACAGACAAGCAAGTTCCCGCTAGTCGGAAATGCTGCGAAGCTTATGCCCCCGCCTTGCGATGCGCCATTTACTGTCTGGACGACAATTGGGGCAGACATTACGCGACTCTAGGCGGGGCAAGCGCAGGCGGCAACAGCCACGCGACTATGTGAGCAATAATCGTTTGATAGCGTTGCGTGCGAACTACAGCGCGTCTCGGCTGAACCTTGCGCGTTATGCGGGTTGGTTCAGCCGTCCATGCCTCTATGTATGCAAGCGAAGCATCATCGCCAGCATCATAAAAAGCATGAAAGTCATCCATTAGAACTCGTTGATTTGTAAACGAGCCGAAATGTTTGACGTACCCAGTACCGCACGAATAGAGATCGAAGCTGCCGCGTTAGCGCCGCCCGGAACAACAATTGCGTTGTTCTTGTTCGGGTTACAGCGCCAAAACTTTGAGCCACCGTTGGCGTTTACTATCGTCAACCTGCGCTTGCATACTTTTAGCCTGTGCGGTCAAGGTTGCAGCATCGTCCTTCGCTTTCTTAGCATCAGCCAATGCAATGTCTCTCAGCCGACTAGCTTCCTCGGTTGATTGTTTGACAGAGCCAATGTTGTCAAATACATCAGCGGCTTCGGTCATAGCCTGAAACTGGAACGCCATCCGGCGCAACGAATCGGCAATATCATTCTCTTTCATGTCGGCTCCTAGACTCGGTTAACGCCAGTGGCTCGGCGGGCTAATAGAATTATTGTGATTGATGCGCCTACACCAACGGCTGTCAGTTTGGGTCGTAGGAATAGCGGATTCTCGATAGTCGTCTTAATCCCGAAGGCGGTGAACGTGGCGGGGGTTGAGCCTGCTGCATTGCTTAGGGTGTAGAAGTCTGTATCGACTTGAGTTGCGCCACCTTGCACAGATACGGTTGCTGCGCCAAATGTATCAGCGGTGAGGCCGACTGCCCATGTGTGATCTGCCCATTCAGGGAAAGAACACGATGCGCCAATGGGGTCAGCCGTTGTAAGCAGCCATGTACATTGAATCACGCTTGAATCTGCCGTACTAATCTGCCTTGTTACGATTCCGTTTGCCATAATAGTTCCTTAGTTATAAACCCATACTTGAATCTGAGGGGCGGTATCCTTCTATCCTGACTTTCTTTTCCTGTATCCGTGCCATTGTTGGAATAGCAAAAGTCATTGCGAGCGCGTCGCCTCGGTCGGGAGACTTCACGCCACGCTTCTTTGCATCGTCCTTAGATTCCAGCAAAGTCAATCCTTCGCGGAACCCGTAGCGTAGTGCGGTTAGATCAACCTTCAATTCCTGATCGTTTGGGATTGATGCAGATTTTAACCATTCTTTCATTTCGCCCCACATCATTGCTCGTAGGTTGTACCAATTACCATCTTTTAGCCGGATGCTAGAGTTTACATCTGCTACCGTCTTATACACTTCTTTTGAGATGGGGTCTATCTCATCAGGGAACCAGCCGCGCAATATGTCCGCTACGCCAGCGCCAAGGCCAATTGTATCTACGGCGATCTGTTCGGGCTTTGTGCCAAACGCCTTGATCTCGGAGCGTGCGCGGCTTGCTACGTCCATCATATCGTTCTTCTCCAACATGATTGTCTTGAGCATTACCCTGCCGCGACGGAATACAATGGCGGTCTTGTCATTACCAAAGCGAGCTACGTCAATCCCAACCCGCAGGCCACCGTGCGCCACAACTTGAGCGGGGCCACGCATAGCGGCGGCAAGGACAATATCGGCTGGGATGAAAGCGTTACCAACTGCGGCCTCATAGTTCCGGTCTATCTCTTGCGCTACGATGACTTTGTCTAGGCTCTTGCATTGCTTTTCGTACCACGCCTGATCCTTGCGGGGGTCTTGCCGCCAGTCGAATACGAACACGGGAACGTCACCGCTATGTCTCTTTTTGTAAAATGGATTTCCTGCGCCATTCACACTGGAGACGTATAGCTTGCAGTTCGCAGTAGCGGCGAGGGCAGCGTCTACGAGTTCCGGGTGCTCGATGTGAGCGGCTTCGTCTACGAAATAGATTGAGCATCGCGCCCCGCGACCAATGTTATCGCCTGCCTCGCCAGTGATCGTAGACTGATTCTCAGGATTTATCACGCGCATAGAGGGAGCACACGCTCGTTCACTCCAGCCAATCGGGAGCAGTTCCATCGGTAAGTTCTTGATTATCATGCGGATTTTCCAGAACAGTGATTTGGGGTCACCTATCTTGTCCACATAATCTTCTTTGCGTGAGCCGTAGCCAATGTTCACGCCATTGTAGAATAGCCACGCCCACACGCCTATCGCGCAACATAGCCATGACACACCCATATCACGAGACTTCTCAGCCAAGCCATCCTCCCGCGACTTCCACCGATCATGCACCCATTGGATAAACTCAATCTGTCGCTTGAATAGCACAAATGGAATGGTAGCAGGGAGGCCAATTTCAGGGTTACGCGGGTCGCTGGTCATACACCAGTCATTGATAAACTGGACGGGATGATCTTTATAATACGCTTTCAGTCCTTCCCAGACAGAGGCCGGGTCATCAGCACTGCGGATATTCTGGAGCCTTTGGCAACGCTTGCGAAATATCTCGTCGTAATCCGGGTTGTCCCAATTGATGAGTTCAGGCACATACACCGTCGTCGGAGCGACTTCTACTTCCCCTTCAATGTCGATGTATTGTGCGAGATTCATGGGGCTTTACGCGCTCGATGTTCGCGGCTACGTTGCGTTGATGTTTTGGCTAGTTTATCCCAGCCAAGATCGTAGGGATTAGGGTAGACATTTGGATGTTCAAATGCAACGCCCATTGTCGATCCTACCGTTGCATCAACGGGCAATGCAACGCTCGATACTGGAACCACCGTTGCATTAACGGGCAATGCAACGCTATGTTTGGCTTTCACCGTTGCAGAATTACGCTTCTTTTCGATGTATTTCACAGACTCAACGCGCTCGGTTGCTGCACGAATCCTAGCCGCGACCTTGCAGTCTTGCATGGCTGGATGGTCAAATTTGCACGCTTTACAGGCCATTTGAGAAATACCCTCTTGTTTAAACGCGTTTTGAGACATTCATTTGGAGCTGCCCTTGTCCTTACCTTCAGGCAATACCGCGCCGCCTAGCATGAGGTGATACGCTTGTTCTGGTGTCATGTCAGTGGT